CTCCCGGGAGTAGTGGTACCGATTATTATGAGTGTAGTATCACCTCATCTACCACAAGATTATAGTTATGTAGATGGTATAGCACTCGCTGGTATCGCAGTTTTAAATGGTTTAAATACATTCTTTAATTTTGGTAAAAAATTTAGTAATTACAATGAATTTTCTGGTAAATACGCAGATCTAGCTGGATACATCGATGTAGAGATGTCCAAACCCAAGAAGTATCGCGTTGCATTGGATGTCTTCTTAGAGCGTATTACAAGTAAGAAAAGTTATCTGGATGGAAATGCCCCTTTTCTGTAATTAAAAATTGATATTTAAAAAGGTATCATTAGGAATATAAAGGAATGGTTGATTACAAAAATGCTTGTGTATATAAAATATGCTGTAAAGACCCTAATATTAAAGATGTTTATATAGGTTCTACTTGTAATCTAATTAGAAGGAGAGCGGGACATAAACAGTCTTGTTATAATAAAAATGATAAGAAGAAGTATAATTATCCTGTTTATAGGTATATAAGAGACCACGGTGGGTGGGATAATTGGATTGTATTAAAAATTAAAGATACACCTTGTGATAATAAAGATGAATTAAGGCTAAAAGAACGCGAAGAATTTGAAAAGATAGGAGCAACTTTGAATAGTTATTATCCACAAAGAAGTCAGAAAGAATATAGAGAAGAAAATAAAGAAAAAAATTTAGAAAAAGCAAAAGAATATTACGACGAAAATAAAGAAAAAATTTTAGAATATCATAAAGAGTATTATGATAAAAATAAAGAAGAAATTTCAGAAAAAGCAAAAAAACATAGAGAAGAAAATAAAGAAAAAATTTTAGAAAAAGAAAAAGAATATAGAGAAGAAAATAAAGAAAAACGCAAAGAATATTATCAAGAAAAAATAAGAGAAAAAATTTTAGAAAAAGTAAAGTGTGAATGTGGTTCTGTGGTTTGTAGAGCTGGTTTAACAAGACACAAAAAATCACAAAAACATCAGAATTATTTAAAATCTTTAGAAGAAAATAAAATATCTTTAGTATAAATAAAATACAATGTTTAATACTTTATATTACTGGCTTGGTTATGATGATGAAGAGGATATAGAATGTTGTCCCGAGAAAGACAAGACCAAAAGACAAAAATATCTTGTGTGTAAGCAAATAGAACAGGGTGATACACCTAGGCTCCGATCTGTCTATCTCAGACAGGTTAAACCTTTGAAACGAGATGATAATGTTATAATGGGAATACCTGTAAATAGAGGTAAAAAGAACTTTTTTAAAAGACATAAGGATAAACCATTCTATACCATCGGATTAGCAAATCATTTGAATGAAATTTTATAAAAAAAATAATTTCTAATTTGAAAAAATTATTTTTTAAAAAAATTATCTTTATATAAATAAAAATGGCTGTACCCGCAAAAAAATCTATCCTCAAATTGTATGACGGATTGGAACAATTGAATGAATATAAAGTTGACTACTCTTCTGAGAGTAAAGTTGTACACACTTACCCAGTTGCCGCAGAATTTGCTGGTTCTACTTACAAATTTACCGGTAGTGCTGGTGTTGTTGATGATATGGTAGGTTATGCCTTGACTCTGCGCAGTGACGTCGATACCGCCTCTGATAACGTCGCTTCAGAAATTACCAGAGTCGAGGGCCTTATTACTGCAGAAGAAACTGCTCGCCTCGCTGGTGATAGTGCCGCTTCTACTGCTCGTTCTACTATCACAACTAATCTTAACGCTGAAATTACTCGTGCTACTGCTGCCGAGGGTGTGAACGCTGCCGCTATTGCTTCTGAAACTGGACGTGCTGAAGATGCTGAAGGTGTTCTTCAGTCTAATATTGATGCTGAAGCCGCCGCAAGAGCCTTAGCAGTTTCAAACGAAGCTACAACTAGAGCTGCTGAAGATGCCGCAGAAGCAACTGCCAGAGCCGCTGCTGATTCTGATCTTGAATCTAAAATTAACACAGAAAAAGCAAGAATTGATGCTATCCTTAACCTTTCCAGTTCTGATTTAGATACGTTCAAAGAAATCGCAGATGCTTACCAGAACGCCGATTCTAATCTCCAGACTCTAATCACAAACCTCACAACAGATTTAAGCCAACTCCGTGCTGACTTTGACGCCCACTTTCCCTAGGATGATGCAGGAGGTAATGAAGAAGCACAACAATCTTACTCACAAGCCTTCACAGATTACGCAAATAGTCTTATTCTTAAATACGCAAATTATATATACAGAACTCCATCAAATGATTATTTTACAAATATTACAAAAATATATACCTCGACTATTGGCGCATATTTCCGTACAGACACTGGTACAGAATCCCAAGTTTGGTATCAATGGCTTGATCCCGATTGGTCCTTTGGTGAAGGTGTAGACCCAGATAATGGCGGATTTGTAAGAAAATATATAACTGATGAGAGTGAAATACCTTCAGCATATTCTGAACTAACCTAACTTAATTGAGAAGATTGTTTTCATTATCTTCTAATTGACGAGAACTATTTTAAAATTATTTAAAATTTTAAAATTTTTTTTCCTAATTTTTTTTTAAAAAATTTTAATTATGTTGTTTATAATAAAAAATGCAAACTGTTTTAGTCAAAGAACCACGTGTTGCGATTCGCGCAGACGTGGAGAAAAATCATGTGGTCCACATGGGCGCCCAAAGAACTACGCCTGTTGTACAGACCGCTGATTCTTATCAATTATCTCCTAGCGTTCCTATTAACGCTCAGTGGAGTGTAACCCCACCTTCTAACCAGACTATCATTGATAGATACATTAAATGTCGCTTCTACCTTGATATTAAGGCAACGGGCGGCGACTTCAAATTGGGGTTGGACGACGGGATTCGTCAGTTCCCTGTATCCAGCATCGTGGACGTCGCTAGTGTCAGCATCAACGGGGAAACCGTTTCTGAGAACGTTCAGAGAAAATTGCACGCTATGTTATGTTATGGAAACGATGCTGCATCACGTTCTAAATCTTGGTCTATGAGTGCTGCTATGCCTGACTCCTACCAGAAATATTCTGATTATATAACTCTTGGATCAGGGCGTAATCCGCTAGCCTTCTTCGGCGAGAATAGCGCTGAGGTGCCGAGGGGTGGTTTTGAAGTTGTATCTGTTTCAAGCACTAATATCCGTTGTGTAGTCACAGAACCGATTTGGGTATCTCCTATGTTTAATGGTCACGGACATCAACAAGAAGGCTTCGTCAATGTTAATAGTCTTGATGTCAATCTTCGCTTTTCTAGTGATGTTGGAAGAGTCATGTGCCACTCTTCTCTTGGTAATGCTATTACCAGTGTATCTTGTACCTTCTACCAAGCACCTGAATTGCTTATTAACTATCTTACACCTAATATGCTTCAACCTATCCCTGAATTACAAGTTCTCCCCTATCAATCTTGTCAAGAATACATTCGCACAATGAGCCAACTCGCTATCGGTGGTTCTCAAACTGTATTTTCTGATACTATCCGCCTTAGCCAAATTCCTCGCAGAATCTTCCTATTTGCTCGTAGAACTGATGCGACTAATAGCTTCCAGACTGCTGATAGTTTTCCTTCTATCGAAACTGTGTCTATCAGCTGGGGAAATCAGGCTGGGTTACTTGCCAGTGCTACCAAACAAGAATTGTTTGAAATTTCTCGCAGAAACGGATGTAATCTAGACTTTCCATCTTTTAGCAAATACAGAGGGTCTGTGTTGTGCTTAGAAATGGGAAAAGACATTGGATTACAGGACGGTGAGGCTCCTGGTGTTAACGGTAGCTGGAACATCCAAGCACAAGTTGAGTTCAAAAATCAAGATACAGCCGTAATGGATTGTGAATTTGTAATGGTAGTGTGTAATCAAGGGGTATTTAGTATCGGTCCCAACACTGCCCGCGCATCTCTTGGAAACCTTACACAAGAAGATGTCCTTAAAGCCGAACAGGAAATGCCATCTCACGTTCACGAAGACCTTGAAGGCGGTTCTTTCTGGTCTAGCTTGAAGAACATTGTACACAAAGTAGCTTCTGTCGCTACTCCTATTCTGGGAGCCGTAGCACCTGAATTTGCCCCGATCGCCGCTGGAATCAAAGCCGCAACCGGAAGTGGAATGCAACAACGTTCTGGAGGAAGATTGAGTGGAGGGAGTATCAGAAGACGTTAAGAAAAAATAAAATAAAAATTCTATATAATAAAGAGATGCCTTATACTATACGCAAAATAAGGAATGAGAAACTTTATAGTGTTAAAAATACACTGACAAAAAAAAT